GCGTATTGTTCAGGTGTCAAGCCAAGTTTTTTAGCTAGCGCTACCTGTGACTGCTTTAGTACGATCCGTTTGGAAGATGTACTTCGGGATGCTGGTGCAACCACTGTGGCGGGTTTGTTTTCTGCACGAACAGGCTTGCCGCCCCCGTCCGTAGAATTGTCTTCCCCAAAATACTCAGGGAATCTGCGGCGCATTGTGTTGTCAACGTCCGACCAATAATCATCTGAACCTACGTAAGCATCGCCTTTCTGTCGAACTAACTTTTGGTGAAACCCTAGGGCCGCCGCAGTCATTTCTTCATCAGACCCGTACCAAGTATTGCGCTCTTGCCACGCCATTGTCTTAGAGTCTAGTTGAGGCTTAACAGCTTCAGTTGATGTACTATTTACACTATTTCCCTCCTCTTGTCTAGGAGGTCGATAACTTTCAATTTGCTGTCTTCTGAAATTTGCATCAGAAAGTTTAGTTTGAGCGTCAACAATAGAGTCCGTATCACCTGATTCATACGCGTCTTTATAGGCTCGTTTAGCCATTTCAGTCTCGTATTCAATAGATTTTTTAGCGGTATTTAAATACGCTTCACGGCCTTTTTTAGCTTCTTCTTGGAGTTTTTTGTTTTCCTCCATAGCTTTTTTAGCCATTTCTACCGCTTGTTGTTGCTCGCGTTGCGCAGATTCTTTAGCACGGCGTTCATCATGCCACACCTTTTTCATCTGCTTGAAACGTTCTTTTACTCCGTCTGAATAGTTATCTAACTCATCTTTCTCTAAGTCTTCAACTATTTCTTTAGGCATTGGAGACCTATTACGGTCTGCTTCAGGAGTATCATCTTCAACTTTGAGTTCTACTTCTTGCTCTTCACCTTCTATTTCAAAGTCCAACTCTTCCTGTTCTACTTCTTTTTTCTCAGCTTCTGCCATAACCCTCTCCTAACTACGCGATATGCCACGAGGATCTTCTACAAGTCTGCTTTAGCGAGGCCACTTTCATACTCTTGTTCTTTGTCGGGAATTGCGCACAAAATGCGATAACCAGAGGGTTCTGGTAGTTGCTTAGCTTTACGCTCAGCAGTATCAGGTAGTACCGTTGCTTCTTCTGGATTATCGGGGTTCGTGCCGATAAGAAGTTCACTCATTGTCAGTTTCCATCCTTTCTAATGTTTCGGTTATTATGTTTTTCGCCAGTAATAGCCCTCTATAGATTCCGCATGTGTGTTTGTATTCCGCGTAGTCTTTAGCGTGGCCTACTGCTAAGTCCTGCTCTATGTTCGCTAATTCTCCATCTACCCTAGTAGTAAGGTAATTTAGGACGTCGTTAGCTTGACTCACTCATCTTCCTTTCTTGGTTGTTGCTGATTCTGTTGCATTTGCTGCATTGTTTGGTCTTCTTTAGATATTTCTCTAGCCATGTCAATACCCATACGCAGCTTAGCTTCTTGTTGTTTAGCAGTTAGATTCGCTTCGTCTGTAGCAATTCTGGCTCCGACTTGCATACCTGCAATACGCTCTTGAGAAGCGATACGGTCTTTCTCCAGTTGCAAACGATCCATCTTTTCTGACGCATCCAAAGCAATTTTCTGTTGTTTCGTTTGTGCTTCTTGTTGTTTGATTTGCAACTCTTGTTGTTGCATTTGAACGATTGGATCTTGTGCAGCTTGTTGCGCTTTCTGTTGTGCCACTTCTGCTTTGTTTCCTTGTAGTACTTGTTGGGCGGCTGCCGCAGCGAGTCGAGAAACTTCAACTTCTGTATCTTCATCCATTTCAGCGTTTGGAGCAGGGTATGGAACACCCGCAGCTTTTTCAATCTGTTTGCGATATTCAAAAGCTAAGTGATCTTGTATGTGTGCGGCTAGGGCTGCACCCATTTGTTTTGCCATAGGGCTTTGTTGTACTAATGCCATTAGTTTCGGGTCTTCCATAGCTGACATATGAACCGTAATATGGGCTTCGTGGTCTTGGTAAATAAATGCTTTAACAGGCTTCCCTCTGAGGACATCCATATTTTCTGATACTGGATCACGCGGTTCCTGGTCATCTTCCATTGGTACCAGCTTCTGGGCATTTTTAATTCCTAACACTTCAAGCATCTGACGATGTAGATATGGTAAGTTGTATAGCTGTGGCGCTTGCGCTGCCATCTGTAACACTGCTTGATACATAGTCGGAACCCTTTGCACGGTCTGAACCTTCTATTGGTTCGTAAGAGTATTCATCTGGTGTGTAGTCACGGATAATGCCTTTAAGGAGTTTGAACTCCTCTTTCATGGAATAGTGAATCCGTGCCTGCACCGCACTCATGACTTTTAACGTGCGCTCTAGTATGGCTAGTGTCGTACCTACAGGAGCTTGCCCTGACATATCACTGAGCTTTAGATCAGCAGCTGAAGCGAACCTACGTCCTTCTTCTACAATGTTACCCAGCAGTGTGTACAACACCTGACTTGGCTCCTTATATGGGAGCGTCATAATGTTATCTTTTATTGTCCCGCTAGTTACATCTACATCTCTAAACTCAGCTGGAGCTATCGGCGTATCATCGCCTTTAACTCTAAGTCCTCTAGTTTTAAAACCACCAGGCAAATTGGAGAGAGTACCAGCATCAACAAGCTGCCTAATAATGCTAGTCCCAGATTTAGCAAAAGCACCGATAAGGTGAATAAGGCCAAAAGCGTAAAAACCAAACCCTGGAATATATGGGTAGTGAACGAAATGATTTCTCTTTTGCTTGGTATCATCCTCTGATCTCCAGTTACGTCTAATAGCTAGTATCTGTCCGGTTTGCTTCTCAATAGTAACAATGTACGGTAGGGCAATACCTGTCTCTTTTCCATCCTCTACATCTTCATGCCCAACCAGATCAAGATCGCATTGTATTTCCAGCATTTTGTATCGGTCATCAGAAGAAGCTCGGAAGCCCATCTTTTCAGCGATACTCTTTTCAATCTCATCAAACGTATTCTGTGGTTCTGGCAGATCTATATCTAGGTAGAATCCTGCATGCATCAACCGTCGCATCTCATTAGGAGTTTTACGCATGACGTGAGTGACACGAGGCGCTGACCTAAGATCAGATACTCCGTAAGGCACTACAACGTCCTCTGCTGGTACGTAAACAGAAACTTGACGCTCAAGGGATGGATCGTAGTACACCTTCTTAAACGCATTACCAGACAGTCCTAGGCCCCATAGCATTCTTTCATGCTCGGCTCTGTACTCAGGCATTTTGTCGGTCAGCTGATAATTCATATCATCCTGTACCCGTTTAGCTGCCGCTTTGTTCTCTTTTGTTTCTTTTCCTATAATCTGTGTTTTAACTGGGCCAGCCGCTGGGAAGGTTTCCATCATAGTTTCGGCTTGAAACTTAACCAATGCTTCGGATAAGAGTGGGTGATAAACACCACAAGCACCAGGCCAAGGTTCTGTACGTTCTTCTACTTTCATACCTAGCAGTTCAAGACCGTCAACGTATGTTTGTATCCAGTCTTTCCTAGAAGCTAAGTCTTCTTCAAAATCCCCAAGCAAATCACTTGCTATAGTTTGTAGTTGTTGTGGATCAAGCTCTTCTGCTAAGTTAGCGCCAAACTCATCATCCTCCATAGCATCAGGATCAATGACGATTTCCATATCAGGAGTCGATATAGTGACGCTTTCAGGATCTTCAATCTCTATTTCAAGATCAGCCTCCAAGTTCTCCGGCATGGACAGTCCACCCATACCATCTGTGTCTCCTATACCCATTGGTGCTTGGTTTACTGCTTTATCTATAGAGTTTGTAGCCATTTTTTCTATCCTTAATAATATCCTGGTGAGAACCTTCTAAAAGTACGTTCTTCCTCTTCTTCATCCAATGTCGCACGGAGATATCCACCTTTTCTGAACCGCATTAGTGCCAAGGATACCGAGTCAACATAATCGTCATGCTCCCCCGCAGGGAATGACGCAACTTCATCAATTACTTCTTCCGCCCAATGTGTAGGCGGTGCCCATACTCTACCAGACGCAAACATATCTGACACTGCGTTGAGTCTGGTTATCTTGTCGTTACCTTTAACAGGGGTAAACTCCTGCACAGGTATACCCATTGCACGCATTTCATAAATAAGCGGAGCACCGGACGCTTTCTTCTCTATAATTATTGAATCTGGGTTGAATTCATCAACCTGTTCTAGTGCTTTGCGTTTAAGCGCTGGAAACTCCAGCCTATCTCTGAATGCGTCAAGTAAAATTATATTCGCTTCTGTCTTTCCTGTGTCAGGATCTTCTTGGTAGAACACTCCCCACGTTGTACATGCAGAATAATCCGACCTAGTTGTCTTTTCAAACGCCGTATCCCACGATTGTAGTACAAAATCACAGTATGGTGGCCCTTCTTCTTCCCATGTCTGCCACCATTCGCGTTTTACGATGGCTGAAACCTCTGATGTAGGCGCTTGTTGGTACTGAGCTTGCCATTTTGGGTTAGGAAGCTCCTCTCTTAGGGCTGAAAGCTCGTCCATTGACCAAAATTCAGGCCAAAGTGGGTTCCCAGTAGGCAAAATAGCCGGAAATTCAATAACTTCCCACTCTTCACCGCCTCTTAACCCTGCTGCTTTAATAACTTGACCCGTTAAATCACGTTTTGACCACCTTGTCATCACTATGACGATGGCTCCCCCAGGTTGTAGTCGCTGTCGAGGGCCGGATGTGTACCACTCGTACACCTTATCGTAGATATCTGGGTTAATATCGGCTAATGCCGCCTCTTGCTCCGAGTGGGGGTCATCAATAATGAGGAGATCCGCACCTTTACCAGTGACAGCACCTCCCACACCAATAGCAAAATAGTCTCCACCACTGTTAGTCGCCCACCGACCAGCCGCTTTTGAGTCTGACTGTAGGCCAACCCCCGGAAATAACTTGCTATAGACTTCCTGATCGACAAGGTTACGTACCTTTCTACCAAAGCCCACCGCCAACTCAGCTGTGTGGGACGTTTGAATTACTTTTTTATGTGGATACTTCCCTAAAAACCATGCGGGGAGCAAGTAAGAAGCAAATTCCGACTTCGTATGTCTA